TATGCCCTTGGTTTTATTTCATACTCAAAAAACTAAAGATAAAATTAGTAAATCAAAACAAGGGCATATCCCTTATATGAAATGAAGAAAACACAAAGAACAATCAATAGAAAAAATGAGATTAAGTCATAAGTGAGTAAAACATACTCAAAAAACTAAAGATAAGGTTTCGAAAGCCCATTATAAAAAAGTAAATCAATACACAATAAATTGAAAACTTATACAAACATTTAATAGTATTACAGAAGCAGGAATTTGAGTATGATTAAAATCAGATACTTGAATATCTATGTGTTGTAATTGAAAAAGGAAAAGAGCAGGAGGGTATATATGGAAATTTAAAAATAAAAAAGCTTTAGAATTAACTGATTAAAACAAATGAAAGAACTTGAAAAATCAAACCTAGAGATAATCATAAATAAGCAATTTGAAATAAATTGATATGACGTTACTTTTGATAATGTAAAATGAGAAGATTGAAAAGTAGAATGAGAGGATTGGTTTATATATTATAAAACAACAGTAGAAAAAGAACAAGAGTTTAGACAATGGTTAATGGAATATTTAAAGCCCTATACTATAAAGTCAAAACTTAGAAAAGAGGCAGAAAAATTTATATTAAATTATGGTTTAACTACTACAAAAAATGAGAAATAAACAACCTATTGATTATGTTTTAAATTGAGTATTAGAAGCTGATTGACAAACTTGATTAACTTCTGATTACCACAAAGATTTTGGAGAAATATCAAGATTAAGTAAAAAAGTTGAGGTTGGTTTAACTCAAGCAGAATGGGAGAAATACCAAAGTATGAAATGACTTTCAAAAGAATTATGGTTAAGAACTAAAATTCTTGAACAAGTACAAAATGAAGCAAAAACAGATATAGAACAAGTTTTAAATGATAATTATTAAATTATGAAAGAAATAACTGAAACCAACAGGCTCATATCAGAAGCAACTGATATGAGTAATACTCTGATATACTTATTAGAAGATAATCAGCATTGTGATTTCGCACAAGAAACAATAGATACTTTTAGAGAATTAGTAGATAAATTATTAGTTGATAAAAGAATAGAAGAAGAAAATAGTTTATGGCTTTGAGAACATTTACTTTAAATTAAATAACTATGAAAAGATTAGACTTTGATTATATAGATAGCTTAGACTTATCAGAACAAGACTTAAAGAAATTAAGAACAGTTCATACCAATAGACAATTCAATGAGATTATAGAAGAAGCTAAGGGGAAAGTTTGAAAACTTACACTTGTATACTGCGGTTTTGAAAAAGATATGCCAAATATAAGCCTTGCTGAATTATGAATATTTGATAAAAGAAAAATGTAATGAAAAATTAAAATTTGATTTATTATAATAAAAGAATATAATATTAGTATTAATTGTTAATACTAATATTATGGTAAAAGAGTTGGTAAATCTAATAAAATGAGAAGCAAGAACTACAAGTAATAGAATTTGAGAAGAATTTGGAATTGCACATAAAGAATTATTAAGAAAAATACATAATTTTAGGGTGGAAATTTCCACCATAGATTTTGAAGCAATGTTTAGAAAATCTACATTTGAAAATTCATATAAAAGAACATTTGATAATTATTCAATAAATAGAGATTGATATATGTTTATTGTTATGAATATTCAAAATAAAAAAGCACACAATAAAAAATTACAGTTTATTAAGGCTTTTAATCAAATGGAGAAGATATTGTTACAACAACAAAATAGTGAGTGGATAACTACTAGAGAATTATGAAAACAAATTAGATTACAAGCAACAGATACAATTAAAGACTTTATTGAATATGCAAAAAAACAAGGAGCAAGTAGTTGAGTTAAATTTTATTATGCTAATTTAACTAAGGCTGAATACAAGGCTTTAAAATTATTACAACATAATAAACCTAAAACTAGAGATACTTTAGATAAAATGGAGTTATTTCACTTAACAGTTGCAGAAAATATGTTAAAAGGAGTGATTGTAGAAGAAATGAATAAATGAACACACTATAAAGAGATTTATTTATTATGTAAAATAGCACTAGATAATTTTGCAGGAACTTTGTATTTAAAAACACCTAATCTATTAATTAATGAACAAGAAACTAAAACTAGCAAATGAGAAAGCAGACAGTGTAATTCAGCAACTTAAAGAAACTAATATCCATTACAGTTTAGCTAAACAAGTAGAGGTAATTAAAAACTGCTACAATGAGATTATTAACTTACTAAAGAAATAATTATGAAACCAAATTATTATACTGCAATAAGAGCTATTGAACAAGCATTTAATGCTAACAGAGAAGCCCATTCTTTAAGAGATAGAGCAATAGAAAATTCAAAAATAAACTTTGGTACTAAAACAGATTATGCTAGAATAAGTAGATTTAAAAAAGAAGATAATTATAAACTTAAAAATAAATTTATTAGAAAAGCTATAAATAATATAAATGAATATGACTTAAATATAGAATACTGACAAAGAGATTGAATTATGTATTTCAAATATAAAAACACAATAATTAGTTTTCATATATTCTGATTAGACGAAATAAAACAAACTGATATTAAATGGGATTGAATAAAACATAAAACCTTTCCAACTGAAATATATACTAACTAAATAACTTATGTTAATAATATTTATAATATGTATTATTATTTACTGAATATTCTTATTTCAAGAAGAAAAAGAAAGTAAAAAATATAAACAAAAATATAATGAAGAAGTTTTGAAAAGAGAATTAATATATAAAGAAAAACAAAAACAAGGTCGGATAAGAATATATCCTAACTAAATAAATATGGAAACTCAATTAGAAATTTTGACACAAAAACTAGAAAACCAAATAGAGAATATGTTTAATACTCTAGTTAAGATACAAGAAATAGAAGCAACAGAATGACCTACTAGACATTTAAGTAATTATTGTAAAACTGCTCTATGAATGACTTGGCAGTCTGTACTTATGAGAAATTTATGGGATAAGTTTGAATGAAAAGAATTGACTATTGAACAAAGAAGTATATTAGTTCAAGAAATATGAGAAGTTACTATGTTGCATTATTTAGAATTATATGATTTTGATAGTAAAGAAATAGCTTATAACACTTAATTATGAAACCTAACCAATGTCCTAACAGTAAAACACCTAGAAAATGTAGCTGTAAATGAGTGTGTAACAACATTACTATACAACACATAGAAGAAATGAGTGAAGAAGATTATTTTAAAAAAATATAATTATGAATAATTTAAAGTTTAGAACTTACAACTGAATGATAATGAATTACGATAATGTTGTAGTAAGTGATTGAAAATGATATGAAGACTATAGAGCTTTTGAGGACTGAAGAGCCTCTAATGTAGTTATGCAATACATATGATTAAAAGATAAGAACTGAAAAGAAATATATGAGGGGGATATAGTATGGGACTGAAATAATATTGCTTGAATAGATAATTATTCTAAGGTTGAATATGATGAGGAATTTTCAGGCTTTATAGTATATACTCCTTGACTTATAACACCTTTACACGAAGCATTAGAAGATTGAAATTGCACAGATAGTAAAACGGGGAAAGATATTTCCTGAGTATATGTAGTTTGAAACATATATGAAAACCCTAACTTAATAGAAAATGACTAAACTACAAAAAGCCTTAACATGGCTACTGCTAAATCTATTACTACTAGCAGGAGTAGTAATATCTAATATATTATATTATAGCATATTAATAGATTATATAAATAAATTATAGTCAGAGATAAGACAAAGATAAGATTGCTTTTTATATTAAAATGGATATAGTATTCTTAGCTAAAGACATTAAATTAACTCGCCCTTATTATAGGCTCTTACGAGCAGGTTGTCTTTAGCGAGTTAAGCCTGTTTGTAAGAGTTTTTAATTTGTAAATTTATGGAGGAATGGAAAGATATTATTGGATATGAATGATTATATGCAGTAAGTATAAAAGGGATGGTAAAAAGTTTGAGAAAGAATATTATATTAAAACCAGGAACTGTTGTAAAATATAAAGTAGTTAGGTTATCAAAGAAGAATAATAAAAAAATGTTTTCTATTCATAGATTAGTCGCCCAAGCATTTCTTTGACTAAATATAGATGATAGTAAAATGTTAGTTTGTCATAGAGATGACAATCCTAGTAATAATTATCTAAACAATTTATTTTTAGGTACTCATCAGGATAATATGGATGATATGATGAATAAAAGAAGAAAGATTAAGTGATATAAAGGTTTACAATGAATATTAAACCATAATTCAAAAAAAGTGATACAATTATCTTTACATTGAAATATAATAAAATTATGGGATAGTTTGTCTGATATAAGTAGGGAATTATGAATATGTAATTGATTAATATCAAAGTGCTGTAATTGAAAAAGGAAAACAGCTTGATGATATAAATGGGAATTCCCCCAATAAATAGGTTTTAGATTACTCTTACCTTCGCAAGTAAAAAAAGTATATCTTATTAATAATTGTTATTTTCAGTAACTTATTATTTAAGAGCCTATTTAGTTATAGGTTTAGCTACTATATGATAGTTGAACTTATAACTTGATTTAATTTAATAACTATATATAATATGTTTATAATAAACTTAATACTAGCAGCAACTGTGATTATATGATCAGCAGTTATTCTGTTTATGATACACCCTTTACTATTAGCAGTAGTAATAGCAGCAATTATATTTTACTTTTTAAATTATTAGGATGATTGAAAGTAAAAGATGAAAAAAAACTTCCTATGAAAAAGAAGCAAAAGTAATAGAAGAAAAAATAAATAATAATTCTAGTGCTTCAGATATTGCAATAAAATTATGAATGTCAGAAAGAACAGTAAGTAGAATTATAAAGGAAAACTTGGCGAAAATTGGCGAAAAGAGTGTTTTAGTGGCGAATTTGATAGATAGAAACAATGATTTACAATCAATGGCTGATATAATGATTTCAGAATTAATTTGTAATAAAGACGAAAAAATTACTATTGCTCAATTAACAGCATTAAGAGAATCAGCTTTTAAACAAAACAGATTAATGGAGTGAGAATCTACAGAAAATCATAATATACTTTGAGATGTACTACAAGAAATACAATGAATGAAGGATAACAAGTTATAAATCTAATATAAGATATAAGAGGGATTAACTTTCAAGTTAAGTATAAAGCCAATAAAAAAATAAAAGTTCCATATATAGTATACTAAAAAGTATATTATTCGGAACTTTTATTTGCTTTTACTGACACAAGGATTATATTAGTAATAACTACAATACTAAATCCTTAATGATGACATATTATTTAAAAACCAAAAAAAGTAAAGAATATTTACATTTAAAATATAAGTTTGTAAAAATGAATATAGAATATAATATAGATAGTTTAGCGGAAAAGATATGAACAGCTAAAATGTATTATGTAATAAAATTAATTCATACTATGAGAAAAGATAATGAGGTTAATTTTGATATATTAGAATTACCTGAATGAACTGTAAAAAAATTAAGACCTTTATTTATAAAGAATTGAATAGTTTGAAAGTTCAAATTAGTTAGTGATAGTGTGAGTAAATATTATCTTAATCCATATTATGCACATCAAACTAAACAAATAGATAAAGAATTATTTGATAAGTTTGATACTATTAATAATAAAATATACTAATGACAGAAAGAGAACAATTATTAAAAAAATTATCAGATAAACAATGGAGAATATTCTCATGAAAACTATATTTTATCAAGAATAAAAATTGAGAAAAGGTGTCATTTATTCCAAATGAGGCACAAGCTCATTATTATGAGAATAGGCATACAAAAAATATAATTCTTAAAGCAAGGCAATTATGATTCAGTACGCTTATAGATATAGATATGCTGGATGATGTATTATTTAGCTCTTATTACACTGGAGGTATAATTGCAGATAATAAAGATTCAAGTATAATGATTTTTAAGGACAAGATAAAGTTTGTTTATGATAATGTACCTGAATGGCTAAAAAGTAACTACAAACTTAAAACAGATAGGAAATGAGAGTTAATGTTTGAGAATAACACTTGCTCTGTTTCAGTTGATACTTCATTTAGATGATGAACACTACAACATATTCATATTTCAGAGTATGGTAAAATTTGTAACAAATATCCTGAAAAAGCAAGAGAAATACAAACAGGTGCATTAAACACTATTGCTCCTAATAGTAGGGCAGATATTGAAAGTACAGCAGAATGAAATAGTTGAAATTTCTTTGATATGACAATGAGGGCAATGGAATTAGAAGAACAAGAAAAAGAATTAACAAACATGGATTATAAATTTCATTTTTATGCTTGGTGGCTAGATAAAACATATACACTAGATTCAGAAGATATTATTAGAAATGATATTCATGTATACTTTCAGAAAATATTAGATGATAGCTGGATTAATAGGAAATATCCAAACTTATCATTTACAGATTGACAAAAGAGATGGTATCAAAAGAAATTAGAAGAACAAAAGGATGATATGCAAAGAGAATATCCAAGTTATCCTAAAGAAGCTTTTGATTTAGCTATAAAAGGTGCTTATTATGAAAAAGAATTATCACTAGCTAGAACACAATGAAGAGTCTGAAAAGTATTTTATGATCCAAAATTAGCAGTTTATACAAGTTGGGATTTATGAGGTGCTTGATGATGAGATGAAACAGCTATTTGGTTTTATCAGAAATATGCTAAAGAAATTAGAATTATAGATTACTGGGAATGAAGTGGTTATTGATTAACAGAAATAGCACAAACTATTGTAAATCCTAGATATAATAACTATGATACACACAATTTCCCTTTTGATGTAGAAGTAACAGAATATACAACATGAAAAACAAGATTATCTATTGCTAAAAAAGAATTAAATGGTAAGATTAATGTAGTAAAAAAAGGATTAATATCGGATTGAATTAATGCAGTAAGAGAAATATTTATTAATTGTTATTTTGATGAAACTAAATGTTATACTGGATTAAGTAGATTAGCATGATATAGAAGAGAATTTGATGAAAAGAATTGAATGTTTAGAAATAAGCCAAAACATGATATAAATTCAAATGGGGCTGATTCATTTAGATACTTAGCAGTAGATTATAAATCTTTAATAATTAGAAAACCTCAAAAAAGAACATTTACTAACAAAATGACCTGAGAGAATCAAAGAATTACAATATAATTTGATTAAAGATTAAAAAGGATTATATTTAATTATATACTTTGTAATTAAAAATATATGCAAACACCTACTAATGATATAGTAAATAGTAAAGATTGGTCTGAAGCTAAATGGTTAGACTATTTTCAAGATAGATTAAACTTCATGAGAAGTAAGAAAAGTACAATCACTAAAGAGTTTGATAAATATGAGAAACAAACTACTGCAATAAGTTATTATGATAACCAATGAGAACTTAATGTTAATGTACCCTTAGAAGAGAATCTAATAGAGATTTATATGGGTAGAACTAATGGAAAAGTAGATTTTGCTATTGAACCAGATGGTCAAGCTGATGTAGAAGCATTACAACCAACTAAGTTTGCAATGTCTTTCTTTTTAGATTGAAATGGTAAAGATAATTTTTGGAAAGAGAATAAACAATTTAGACAAAACAAAGCTGTATATTGAACTGGTGTTCGGTTTACATGACATAGAGCTTATAAAGATTATAGATACGAAATTAAAGAAGATGCTGTAATAAATGATGAAGCAGATTTACAAAACCCTAAAAACTTTAATAAATCAGAGAATGAAACTTATTTCTTTTTCCCACAAAATATTCATCCTAAAGATTTTTATATAGATGATTGAGTTTATGGAGAAAATGATGTACAAAAAGCTGATGATTGTATAATTAAAGAAAGATTATCATGGATGGAGTTTGAAACTAGATATTGAGCTAAGCAATATAATACTTCAATGGTTACTGAGTGAACTGACACAGAGCCTAAAAACTTAAATGATACACCACAAGATGAAAGATATGTAGTTGTTATGCATTATTATCATAGAATAACTAAAAAGTATTTAGTTGTAGCAAATGAAGAAACTGTAATATTAAACTGAATCTATTTATATAATGATGGTAAATTACCAGTAGAAATGGTTCAACATTATACAAACAATGCTTGTATTCGGGGTAATTGAGTACCAAGAAGAGTTTGATACCTGAAAGCTTATAAATCAGAAGTATTACAAGATATACTAACTGGATCAGCAATGAGTAGTTGAATTAATCTATTAGTATGAGGAGATGATGAAATAGGTCAAGATTGGGATGTATGAGGTAGAAAAGTTAATTTATGGAGAACAACATGAGGTGCTGAAAATGTACAACAAGTTAATACAAGTCCTAATTTATGATATTTTACAACTGTATTAAATTTAATTGATGATTTAGTAGTTCAAGACACATGAGATAATCTAAGAGCTCCTTTCCAAGCACAAAGTGATAAGGTAGGTATTGTAGAGATAATGGAAGCAAATAAAATAGTTAGACAAAGTTCAGTAGATGAAAACTACAATATTTGATTAGATTCTGCATTAACAATGATGTTGGCTAGAATAAAACAATTTGCACCTGCATTATTATCAGAAAAGATTTATTGAAAGGATTGAAAGTTATTAAAAGCTACTTTCCCTTTGATAAAAATGGATTGATACGAGATTAAAAAAGAATGAGGTAAGAAAATAGTAGTAGAAGCAATAGGTAAATACTGATATTTTGAATTAAAACCTGATGTTATTCAATGAATAGGAGTTAAAATTGTTACAAGTTCAACAAATGTTAGTTTAGATATTATAGAAAGAGCTAAAATAACTGAATTTATTAACAATATCATGACAATGTGAAATGTTGCATCTTTAGACCAAACATGAGAAATGATGAAGAAGTTAAGTGAATTTGTTAGATTTGATGAATTAATCTGATGGATGAGTGATACTTATGGATATGATATAAACTGATTAAAAGCAAATACAGAAAAAGATGAGATAGCTAGAAGAAATATGGAGAAACTAAAAGTTTTACAAGAAGCTTTAAAAATTAACACACCAACAAATGAAAATCCTTGACCTAATCAAGAAATGAAAGCTTTATGATGAGCTATGGGAGGAAACAAAGAAATACAAACAGAGGAATGAAACCCTTGAGATTTACCACCAGTCGCTTGAAATCCAACTGAATGAATCCAAGAGAGAATGTGATGAGCTTGACCACAGTTATAATATAGTTAAAGATAAACTAGAAAAATCAAAAGAGATTAATTTGAATCAACCAACAAGAAATATTAAAGAACTTGAAAGTGCATTAAAATTAGCTGATAAATTTACTCTATGAGTGATTGTTAAGTATTTAGAGTTAGATAGTTATGAGTTTACAAAGAACATAGCTAAGACATTAAATAAAGATAATGCTAATGATGTTATACAATATTTATCAGGTGCATTAACAAGAAATAATATGTTAATTACTATGATAAGTAAGTATGTAACTAAAGATAAATTCACAAATAAGTTTACATGAGAGCAAAAATGAATAGTATGAGGTAAGAAATAGTTTTTTAGAATCAATCAGAGATGGTTGGTTCAAGTAAGACTATGTCTTAATATAAAAAAGGCTACAGCTAAATTTTTATATTTTATAATCTAAACCATATTTACATGGAGGATAAGAAAATTGAAGAATTGGAGGATGATAAAAATCTAAACCAAGAAAAATCAGAAGAAGAAACTAAAGCAGATGCTAAAGTTGAAACTACTGAAACAAAGACTTTCACATTAGAGGAGGTAGAAGCTATTAAAAAGGATATGCAGAGTAATTCTGAAAAATGAGTACAAAAGTTAGTTAAATGACAAAAGGCTTATAAATTAGCTATGAGTAATTTAAGTAATATATCTGAAAATCCTGAAGAATTAGTTGAACTATATTCTGAAAATGAAGAAGCAGCACAAATTATTTTAGATACATATTATGATTGACAAGATATAAATGCTTTTAAAGAAAGTATTGAATATAAGGTTGATTATAGTGATCCAAAAGTAATAGATGCTCTAGTTGAAAAAAAACTAGCAAAAAAAGTTAGTTCTGATTTAATCACTAATACAAAATCTAAGTTTATTAAAGATTTAGATATTAAATGAGAAGAATTAGAAAAATTTGAAGCTGAATTTACTGATAGACAAGGACTAAAAAGCTTTAACCCTGATACTATATCAAAACATTTAGAAGCAGCATATAGAGATATATCATGAAATGAAGAACAATTAAAGAAACTTCAGAAATGAGAAATTGTTTGAAAAGCTATGACTAAAAGTGAAGGTAAATGAGGTAATTCAAATAAAGAAACAAAAAACGCTTCATTAAAGAAAGATATTTCTGACTTTATGAAGTTACACAAACTTTAATATTTAATAGAATCAAAAATGTCTATAAAATTATATGAAAATAATACCTATGAAGGTAAACAAAGAAGTGGTGTTGGAGATAATAGTATGGCTTTAATTGAGTACAATTTTGTTACATTAGCTGCTGGTGTAGTTAGTTTATCAGCTGTTGGAGGAATAATCTCATGAGTAAATGACACTATTGCTACTTATGCTGCTGACAATGAAACAGTTGCTTTAGCTCCTGTTAATTTCACTCCTGCTGAATCAAATAGATTATATACTGTTACTATTACTGGTGGTACAATTACTGCTGCTGATGAAGGTAATTTCTATGATTTAGCAACTGCTTCAACTGTAGATGGAACAACTGAAAGTGCAACTACTGGTCAATTACAATTAATTGAATTTGTATCTGCTACTTCAAGTGTATTTAAAATAGTTAATGCTTAATTGCATAAAATACTTTAATAATTAATTATAGAAAAATGGCTGTAGATTTAATCACATTAGACAATGGTATCCTATATGAGGGTAAATGAGGAGAAATCCTAGATGCTTATGTATCAGAAACAATTAAACAAAATGAATTGTTAGAAGACCATAAACAATATAAAGCTTTATTAGATTATACTGATACAACTTTATTAAATCCTGATCAAAAATTTAGTTCAAGAACTCCAAATGGTGGTCTTAAAGGAATTACTGAAACAGGAATCAAAACAAATAGAGAATTTAACTTTGGACCTAAAAAAGGTTTGTCTCAAAGAGAAATCTGAGAAAAATTTGATATGTCTTACTTAATGACTCAATGGGCTAAAAAAGCACAAAACTTAAAAGGCGCTCCTGAAGGAGTACAAGCTGAATTAGTTCAAATATCTGACCAAGCTAGAGATTTAGTACAAGGTTATGATATAACTTTTGCTGAAGAAATGGTTAAAAACTTAACTTTAGGTTTTTCTGTTACTGCTGCTGAAGGTCCTGGTGCTGCTTCTGCTAGAGATTGATTATCATTATTTAATGCTTCTCATGAACTAAAAGATGGTTCTACATTTACAAATGTTGTATCAGGTGCTGCTTATACTGATGTTGCTACTGGACAAGCTCAATTACAAGTTGCATTAGACGCATTAAAAACAATGAAATTTGATAATGGTAAAAAAATAAGACAACCTAAAGGCGAAGCTTATAAATTATACTGTTCAAGAGTTAAAGAAACATTTTGGTTAGAAGTTATCAACGAAGGTTCAGATAAAGCTGGAACAGGTAATAACTCTGCTAAAAAGAATACTTTTTCTTTCAAAAACAATCTTGTTGAAGTTGTAGTATTAGATTTACTAGGAGATACAGATACTGATGGAAATACTATTGGTACTGATTCTATGTTCTTTGTAACTAATCCTAAAGCTGTAAGAGATATGAAGGCATTTAGATCAGCTTCACTTTATTCTGCGAGAGTAAAAACTTTTGAGAATGATGAAACTGATGTTATGAGCACTTCTATAAGAGCTATAATCTGAGTGGGTGCCTATGATGCTGAATTTTGTGTTACAGGTGGTACATGAATAGCCTAATAGTTATTCAAAATTAAAGATTAGATTAATTTCTAGTCTTTTTTTTGTTCCCATAATTTTCCCATAGTCTTTTTTTTGACTTTAAAATTTAAATTATTATAATACATGTATAAATATTTTTAACGACCAGAAAAAGTATTTATGCTTTATATTTAAACAATAACTCTGGTCGGTTATTGTTTTTTTAATTAAGATAATTATGACAGATTTACTAGTTGGAGCAACTGAAAACTTAACAATGACAAGTTTAGAAATATCTATACTTACTTGAAAAGAACATAGTAATGTTTTAAAGGATATTGAAAAGATGTTTAATGATTTAGAAATGGGAGCAGAAAGCCAAGTAAAATATTACTTCGCAGAACAAAGCCAAACTGGAGAAATGAAGAGATATAAACTTCCTAAAAAACTAACTCTAACTTTAGTGAGTTGATATAATGCAAAATTAAGAGAATCAATTATTGATAGATGGTTAGAATTAGAAAAACCTAAAACATGAATGTCTTTAGTTTTAGAATCAATTAAGTTTTTAGAAACAGAAATAATAAAAGAAAAAGAAAAGAATCTAATATTAGAAGAAAAAATAGAAGAAGATAGACCTTTAGTAAGTTTTGCAAATACTATTGCACAAACAAGTGAATCAATACTAGTTAGAGAGTTTTGTAAATTATTATGAGATGAGTGAATTAATATATGACAGAATAAATTATATAAATGGTTTAGAAAAAATGGCTATTTAATGAAGAATAACGAACCTTTTCAACATAGCTTAAAGTATTTTTCTGTATCAGAAAGAGTTGTAAAATCAGTAAAATGAGATATATTAACTAATACAACTTATATAAATTGAAGTGGTCAGATATTTTTTCTAAAAAAGTTAAGAGAAGAATATTTGATTAATCCTCAAAAAACATTACAATAAACATATTAACAAATAATTAAACTATTATGAATGATAAATTTAGTTTCGAAACTTTTACTACACTTGCTAAGCAATCTATAGAAAAGGCTAATAAATACAGAAATACTTGTTTTAAAACACAAACTCCTGTTGAAACACCTATTAAAGAAGAAATTAACCCTGATAACTTTACAGAATCAGATGAAGAATCAGAATTAGAAGAATTAAGAGCAAAACATTTAGAAGTATTTTGAAAAAAAGCTCATCCAATGTCAAAAGCTGAAACATTAAGAGAAAAGATTAAACAAGCATAAATTTTATGTTTGTTTTTTTTATTAAAAAGTATATACTAATATTAAATACTTATTAATTATAAAAATATGAGTTTTATTAGCAAAGAAATACCAACTTGAACTATAGATTGAGTAAATAAGGTTTTCACATTATTAAATACACCTGATTATATTGATGATATTTTTATGGATGGTGCAATATATGTTTCTTTCACTGTTTTATGAAATCAAATCACATTAACAGATGCTCCAACTGTTAGTTTATATGTAGATTATGAAGATTCAACAGCTCCAGTTAATCCACAAACAGATTTAATATGGGGAGATGTAAAAGAGCAAATATGGGTAAATTTATGACAAACTTCAAGTTCAACTGTTTTTAGTAATAGTATTTTAGATGCTGAAATGAATAGTTTAGTTTCTGATATTTACAGAGGTAGAGTTCAAAATCCATTAACACAAAAAATATATAGAGCAGGAGCATTAAATTTTATAGATTGATTCACAAGATTTAGATATATTGAATCTACAATATTAACAGCTGCATTAACTATGTGAGATACAGTAGCTGAAATGTCTACAGTATGATTATTAGATGCTTGAGTAGTATTAATTGGTTGAGATATTATTACATATACTTCAAAAACAGATACACAAATAGAGTGAATTTCATGACAAACAATAAATCATTTAGCAGCAGATAGAGTTTTACCATTATATTTAATGCCTGAAGCAATGGATAAGCCTACTAAAGTTGAATTTATAGTAAAGAGTACAGATAATACAAAAGTAGAGTTAGAATTGGATAATACAACAAGTTTTGATAAATATTACCAAATACTTAAAGAATGAACTAATACTTATATAAAAGTAGTTTGATTAGATGATACAGAAGTTGTAGAAATAGAATATATTAAAAAACATACAAATATTACAGATGATGCAACAACTTTTCCTATTCCTGATATGTATTGATTAAGTGTAGTAGCAAATATATTAAGTTGAAAGTTATGATATGGTAAATGAATCCCAAATAGTGAACAACAATTAATGATATGATTTACAACACTACAAAGCTTTTATCAGTATTACACTAATGAAATAAATATTATAAAACAAAGTTTAAGAGCTAAAAGTTATGGTTTTAAATCAGTAAGATAATAAAAAATGCCAAATACAATTCCTATAGATAAATTCTGACAAAAACTGCTTGTAGCTAGTAAATCAATCAATAAAATACCTACAGAATATTTAACTGTGGCAAATAATGTGAGAATATACGATTGAGGTTTATGAGCTAGAAGAGGTTTTGAGGAATTAACTTCAAGTACATTATGAACTAATAATAAATGAGGTTTTATAATGCAAGGTAAATTATACCAAGTAGCAAATAGTAAGATTTATGAAGTAAATAAAGATTCATGAGTTCAAACTGAAAGAGCAACTTTACCATATAATCAAAGAGTTGATATTTTAGTATACAAAGATTTTGCTATTATAGTAAGTAATAAGCAAGATTTAGAGGTTTTTAATTGAACATGATTAGAAACTACACCGACAACAGTACCTGATGCTAATACTTGAATTATTGAGTATACAAGAGGGTATTCTTTTCTTGTTTGATGAAGTGGATTAACTTTTAGTATAGACCAAAATCAATGACCTGATGATTTTTATATTTGAAATGATATTGCAGGAAGTGCTTATGGACAATATTTAAAACAAAGTATTACTTTAAGTGATGCAATTGATAATCCTGAAGTAACTTTAGAATTATATAAAGAATGAAGTCCTACAGATAACTTAAATGTAGCTATTTATAGAACTTCAGATGATGCTTTAATCACAAATGTATGAACAGTGGCATGAACAAGTTTAACAACTTCTGCTGTGTCTACAACAGTTAGTTTAACATGAGCTTTACCATTAACAACGGCTGAAGCATATTATATAAAGCTTTCAAGAAGTTCAAGTTTAGATGACACAAACTATTATGCTTTAAAATGAAGTGAAACAGATGTATATACAGGTTGAGAAAATAGTTTTTATCAAGATGATATAATTATAGATTATTTATCTTGAGAAGACCCATGGTCTACAACAGATTTTGGTACATTATCAGATAGTAATAGAAAAGTTAGACAAACTTTCACTATAGATGCAACAGTAACAAATCCTAATTTAGATTTTTATTTAAGTAAAGTAAATAGTCCTACAGCAGATGTAAAAGTATGAATATACAGAACTTCAGATGATGTTTTAATTACAAGTGAAGCTACAATAGCTGATACTTCTATATGAAGTAGTATAACTAAATTATCAGTAGCTCTTACATGAAGTTTGACATTAACTACAAGTGAAGCTTATTATATATTATTTGAAAAAGACTGAACATTTAATAATGTAAATTTTTATAATGTACATACTAATGTTTCAAATTCAGGTAGACCAATGTATTCAGGATGAGAATTAACAAGAACTCAATGAACATGAACAAGTTGGACAACTATATTTCCTTATGACAGAGATGTATATTTTGTTATGTATGAAACAACTGCTGCTTATGCAGTACATTGAGATATACAGTTTAATTTAGATGCTTTATATACAATTTCATGAACTACAGGTAGTTTATATATATCAAGACCTATAACAGCAGCTAATCCTGAATATGCTTATGATTTTACATGAGCTGGTAGTCAAAATATAGTTTATGATGATACAATAGTAGGTTTAGAATGAACAATGAATTGATTATATATATTTACAGAAAAAAAAGTAGAATTTTTAGGTGCTAATGCTTTACAAAATGTAGCTTGAAGTGCAACATTTATATCAGCTCCTTTATGAAAGAGTTGAGAGCCAGTAAATAATCATTGTATAGCTAGTAGTTGAGATAAAATATTCTATGTAACTAAATCATTACAAATTCAAACAGTTAATTATATACAAGGGACTGCTAGTGCTTCTGTATGAACATTAAGCTCAAGACCAGTTATATGAGTTAAAGAATTAATAGCTACAGTAGATGATAATCAACCTAATGCTTTTGCAATATATAACAAGAAAGATGAAACAATACAATTTCATTTAAGAACAAAAGATTCAACAATAAATGATATTACAATAATTTATGATATAACTAATGATACATTTAGTGTAGATACAAATAAATATTATAATTTTGTAGTAGAAGACTGATTAGATTATTATGGATTATCAGATGTAGATACAAGTATATATAAAGATGATATAGGATATAATGATAACTGAGTTGCAATTCCTTTTGAAATTCAAACACAAGATATGAATTTAGGTACTGTATTAGAAAAAATGTTTAATTGATTTTTTACAGCAGGTTGATGTTGATATTTAACAACTTTAACATATACTGTATATATAGATGGAACACAAGTCTTTACAGATACGGTAACAGCATGAACTGATCCAGGAGGAGATTATGTTTCAACATTAACACCTTTTGAAAAAACAGCTGATGCAGGAAGGATTTATAGAATGTGAAAGAGAATAAAAATAAAGATAGAAAGTGATAGCACAACTCAAGATTTTATCTTAGATATATTATGAACTATGGCTACTGTAACTAATTACTCTGATATTAATAATAAATTTTAATTAAACTATTATGGCAATAAAGAATTATAAAGATTTAGATCCAAACAAAGTAAAACAGTCTATAGAGAAGTTTTGACTTGAAAGAACAAAATGAGCTATATGAAATGCTTGATTATTACCAAAAGACCCTGTACAAGATACAGGTCTTTCATGATGAGAACAAATAGATGCTAAATGATATGAAGAGCCACAAGTAAAAATACCTGATGTTAATCAATATACACCTAAATCAACTGTTTGAGGTAAAATTAAGATACCATGACAAGATACTACTTGAACTACTTGAAAAGTAGACACAAATCAAGATTTTGATGTAGATTCACAATGAACTTTCCAAGAAGAATATGCTAAATGGGAAATGGATAATAAATTAAGAGATGAAAGAGCTAGAATAGAAAAAGAAGAATGAAAAGCAGTAGATACTAAATTAAAGGAATTTGAAAGAGGAGCATCTAATTATGAAAAAAATAGATGAAATTATACAAATTATAATAAAGTAAATGATTTATATAATTCAGTAAGAGATGCAAAAATAGAATTATACAAAGAGTTCTGAACATCTGAATTAACAGATGAACAAAATCAAACTTTAGCAGATAGATTTTGAGTAGATATTAATAATATAAAAGATTCTTGAACAATTTTTGAAGATAATCTTATTTTAAGTGAGGAATGAAAAAAGAATACTTGAACAACAAAGTTTGATCAATGAATGGCAGATGCTGATACTAATTTCAGAAGGACTAAAGAAGATATGAAAACAAATCTTCAAAACATGAAAGATGATACTGAATTAGCTATTGATTGAGTACAAGAAAATATTGACAGAAATGTACAATTTGCAACAGCTCAATGAGCTTGGACAGGATGATTAAGAAGTTCATGATATGCACAAGGTATTAAAAATATTAAAGATGATGGACAAAAAATAATAAATAAATTAAGTACTTCTTTAGAGAGATATGAGGGTACAGATACAACTAATTTAGAAAGATTAACAGAAGATTATAATAAATGAGTTCAAAGAGCTACTGATGAATTTAATAGTCAAATAAAAGACATTAAATATAATGCTGGTCTACAATTAAGTGGATTAACTGATAAATATTGAGCTTGAAGTGAAGCTTTAACTGAAGCTTTAAATGATATAGCAAAAGAATATCAAAGCATGGATATGGCTGCTGTTTGACAATTTCAACAATTATTAAGAAATGAACAAATCAGAACTAATGCTGCTATTGATTTATATGATAAAGAACAAGAATTAGTAAACGGTAAATTAAATGTTAGATTTAACGAATATTTAGCAAATGATGCTGAATTATTACAAAACACTAATTTAACTACTCTTGCTAATGAAGTTACAGCTTGAACATTATCACAAGCTAAATTAACTGATTTAAAGAATATCATGACTAATTCAATTCAAACTGTATTAGGTAAAACTGCTAATTTAACAACAGATGATATAGCTAAGGTTAATACATTACTTTCAGAGTGAAATACTCCAGCTCAAGTTGTAGCTGAAATGAGAACAGATGAAAGATTTACACAAACTACTGTTGCTGATTGAAAAACTTATCAAGACTGGGCTAAATATGATGATAACTTTTTATATAATCAAAGAACATGAGAGTTTAAAAGTGCTATTACATGAGAAAATGTACCAAAAGAAGAAGCAACTAATATATCAGCTGAACAAGCTAAACTAGATACATATACATTAAATGATTGAACTCAAATAACAGCTACTAAATGACTTGTAGACTGAATAAATGCTATAATGGATACAAACTCAGATATACAATTTGATATATCTAATTTATATAGAACACAAGAGGATCAATATGCTTTATATGGACAAGGGAGAACAGCAGAAGAATTAACTGCTGCTTGAATTGATGCAAGTTATGCACAACCTGAAGAAAATATAGTAACATGGACAACTAATTCTCCACACATGGAATGAAATGCTGTTGATGTAGTTTTACCTGAATGAGAGGATAAAGTTAAATATTTTGAATGAATTGATGCTGAAATGAATAAAAATTGATTCTTTAGACCTGAAGAAACAATAGCTAGATGAGATTATGGACATTATGAGTTTAGGGGAATTGATGAATGATTTACTGATTCACAAGTATCATTATTTAAAAATCTTTGAAATAAATGAAAGTTTGATGATTTATCAGAGATGTTATGAACAGATTTACAATGAGCTAAAGACCAGTATAATAAATGGAAAGAAACTATTGATTTATCAGTAGAAGATAGGGTTAAATTAAAGAAAATGTTATTTGCTATATCGGGTAAACAAACAAGTGAGGAGGAAAGACAAAGTTTTTATGAAGATTTTGTAGATTTAAGAGAAGCTTGATACGATGATCAATGAATAATAGATAGATTCGCATGATATTATTTATACGATACAAATGAGTGAGATACTAAAATGGGTACTGCTTTAGATAAATTTAAAAAGTATACTTATTGAGTAAATACAGATTTACCATGAGAAGTTTCAGAACAAATAAATAATGGTAATTATCAAGGTGCTATGAATATTATTGAAGATGCAAGATTTAAAAGAAAATGAGATGAAAATCCTGTAACAGAAGTACAATGATATATGGGAACTTATGATAAAATGACAGAATGATTAGAAAAATATGAAGATAGATTCTGACCTATTGAAGGATGGAAATCAGAAATGGTAAATACATATATTACATGAGATTCAGATTTTCAAGAAATGTTATGAAACTTAGCATTATATGTAGCTGAATACAGAAATAAAATATCAGGTACAGCTGTTACTGAATCAGAAAGTAAATTTTTAGATAATGTTATTCCTTCAATAAGAGATAATCCAGAAAAAGCATTTTGAAAAATAGATGTTATTATGAAAAAAATGACAAGGGATTATAATATAGCAAGAAAAAATGCTTGATTACCTGAAATAAATAATGAAGAAATTAGAAATAATGTAGCTAGACTAGAAAAATATACTTGAAAAGCACCTGTAGATATATCAAATACACAAACCTTATGAAGTAAAGGAGCTGCAATATGAGCTGCTTTGTGAACATGAAGACAAGTAAATGGAGGGGATAATGAATTTGATTCTTACTTTTGAGTAGAAACTAAAGAACCTACAAGTGATGATTTATTTGATAAATACTACTAAAAATGTTAAATGAAACTAAAGTACAATCTTTTATACAAAGAGGTAAAGACTTAAATAAATCAAGAGATGAAATAAATGTTGCCTATAAACAAGCAGTTAATGATTGATTATTTGATACTATAGAACAAACACCTGTACAAGAACCACAAACTTTTGCTACAGGTATTTCTAGTTTAGAAAAAGGATTAGAGCAACCAAAAGAGGAATGATTTATATCAAAAGTTCTAAAAAAACATCCTGTATGACAAGCTTTTGAGGCTGTAAAAAAAGCTCCTTCATATTTAAAATGAGTTTGAGAAGAAGTTATAGGTTGATTATCAAAGCCTTTAGAGGAAGAACAAATCTTACCTAGAATGGCTGAACAAATTAAATGAAATATAGAATGATATAAAGCAAGTGCTGAATGATTAAGAAAATGAGAACAAGGAGCTTTTGATACTTGAATGCAAATGTTATTAGAGAGTTGAGATGTGGCATTAACACCTCTTAGAGAGTTGTTTATGTCTACTATGGATGTATTAACACCTGAATCAACAGAAGAAGAGTTAAAAGCTTTAGTTTGAAAAGTAGCTGATACAAAAGTATGAGAAAAGGTTTGAGAAGCTTATCAAAAAATAAGTTCAGAGTATGAAGAATTAAAAGAAACTGATCCAGGTAAAGCAAGAAATCAAAGAGCAACTATGAAATGATTAGAATTTTTTGCTGATTTATGGGGTATTAGTTTATTAAAGCAACCTGCTAAACAAGTTTGAAAAGAAATAATTGAACAAACAGCTAAACAAGTTGTAACTCCTCCAGTAGCTCCTATTGTTAAACCTACTATACCATCATGAATAATCGCACCTAAACCTTTACAATATCAAGCTCCTAAAATAATTAGTTGAAATACTTGACCAATAAAAAAACTTAAAGATACATGAAAAATTTTAAAAGAAAGAATTGAAACTTGATGACAAGAATTTAGATGAGTTGTATGACAAGAACCTATTGTAACTCCTATTATTACTAAAAAACCAGTAATACAAAAATGAGTTGATATAGCTAAATCAGATGATTTAATATCAAGATGATTAAGACCTTCTATAGTTTGAAAAGATACTGCTCCTAAAATAGCTGTATATAATAGTAAAATTAGAGAATGAATTGAATCAGCTGCAACAAGGAAAGGTATACCTTCAGATTGAATGGATGCTTTAAATAAAGTATGAGATAGTAAAAAAGATGTATGGAAAACTGTAGAAAAAAATCAAGATTATGTTACTAAATCAACAAAAGAGCAAGAAATAGCTGATACAGTATTTGATTGGAAAGCAACAAAAGAATGACAATTAACAATGAAAGCTTATCCTAAATTAGAAAAAAAGCTTGATGAATATATAGAACAATTTACAAACACTAATAAATTATCACAAGAGGATTTATTATTTATAAAGACAAAACAAGGACAAAAAGTACCTGCAAATAAATGGTCAGAATTAATGACTACAGATAAAGAACAATTATTAGCAGATAGTATTGTTGCTAGAGCTATGTGAAACTTATTTGATAATAATATTGAAGCAGTATTATGAAAAACTAATAAAGCTTTAATGAAAGAATATTGAGCTTTAAGAACTGTAGAAAAAGATTTAGCTAGAAGAATGTGAGTATTTACAAGAAATACTAAAGGTTGATTAACATGATTAACTGATATTTTTACTTTGCCTGAAATGATTATTTGAGGTATGACATGAGATGTATCACAATTTGCTAAATGAGCTTTATGAAAAACTTTCTCTGCATTAAAGAAAAGAAAAGAAAATCCTAATAATATAGTTAAAGAATTATTTAAATTACATTGACCTAAAAAAGCTACACTTTGAAGTAAAATTCAAAAGATGACTTGAAAAGAGGATATTGATGTAACTTTAAAACCAAAAGAAATAATAAAACCAAAAGAACCTCAAAAAGCATTACCAGTTTGAAAGAAAGAACCAGTAATAACCCCACAAACAGCTGAAAAAGCTATAATTCAAGAAAGTAAAAAAGGTTTAGAAAAAACTAAAATAGGTACAACAAAAACACCTATTAAAGTTCCGAAAAAACCTACTCCAAAAACCAAAAAAGAGCCTACTAAAAAAGTGGAAAAAAAATCTGAAAAAGAAATGGCTAAGGTAAGCGAAGAAAAGGGTGTGGAAAAAACTGTAGAACAAAAATCAAAGAAGGTAACAAAATGATGAGAAAAAATCCAAGCACAAAGTGATAAAATAAGAAAAGAATGAGTAACTGAACAATGAAGAATTATTCCTGATGAATTCAAAGGTAAATATACTGATGATTGAAGTATGGAAAAATACTTAAAATACAATTGATACAAAAAAGAAACCCCTAATGATTTTACAACTATTTATTCAAAATGATGAGTGTATGTAAAAGTTGTAAAAAGAGATTGAGAATGATTTATTTCAGTATGAAAAGAAACTAAATTATGAGAAGCTACTTATGAAACAGGTCATAGATATAAAGATTCATTATATAGCGAGTTAGAATATTTAGACAGAGCAATAAAAGATATGCCTGAAAAAGTAATTAAAACCCCAAAAAAGACTTCAAAAATTGACAGCAAAAAAAAAGTGTGAGATAATGTTAATACATTAACTCCTAAAACACAAAAAATGGAAACAAAAATAAAAGTGCCTTGAAAGAAAGTAGAATCTAAAACTACAGAAGCTTTTGAAACTTTACCTAAGTGAAGTTCTATGGCTGATGAAGCTAAAAAAGTATGAGCTAAAAGAATAGCTCCTGATTTGGTTGCACACCAACAATTAACGCCTGAAGCATGAATAAAAGGGATTAAATCTGAATATGATGAGCTAATTAAAGCATGGGATGATATTAAACCTGATTATAGAGGAAATAAAACAGATATAAGAGGATGAAGTAAAAAGAGTTTTGATGAATACAATACTTATAAACAAGGATTAAAAGACTGAAAATATGAATGAATTAGGAAAAGAAATGTTGAAAGATATGTAAATGAAAATGTAGACTACTTTAAAAAACTAGAGATTAAACTTAAATTAAAAGAAATTTTAGGTAGAGATTATACAAAAATAGCACCATGAATTGAAAATATTAAATCTATGTGAGATGATGCAATTAAAAAAGTATATATTTCAAAGATTAAAAAAGACATTAGTAAATGATATAAATATCCTGATGAGGTATTGAACTATGATAAGTCTTTTAAAACTGCTGTTAATAATAGAGAGAGGTTTGAAAAAGGAGTTTCTACATCATTTTGAGTAGATGATTCAAGAATTAAGTTTGATGATAGAATATCTGTATGAATGAAAAGGCAAGATGGGAAAGAGATATTAAAAGAGCAAATTGATGAAGTAGTTGAATGAATAACTGATTTTACAGATGCAACTTGAATTGACATCAATAAATTATATACAGATAAAAGAGTGGTTATATCACATTTAAGCTGAAAAAATCCTTTTCTTATGAAAAACACAGCAGGATTATATAGACAAACTAAAAATGGGAATAGTATATCTATAGGAGGAGTAGAAGAAATTAAATTTAAATGAGCAGATTGAAAAATGGTTATAAAAAAGATTAATCCTACATTAGCTCATGAAATAGGACACTCTCTTGATTATATGATAGATAATAAATTATTTAACAAAAGCCTTATTAATAAAGGTAAAATATCTTTTAATGAAGTAAAAGATTGATATAGAGGAAGAAAATATTGGGCAAGTGATAAAGAAATCACAGCTAGAATGATAGAACAATACGTATCAGTAAATAAATGAAGTAAAGCTTTTTATGATAGAGCATGATACTGGAAAAAAGAAGTATTTGATGAAATGATTCCAAATATTAAAGAATCACTTACAAAGAATTTTACAGATGATTTAGTTAAGTCTACAAACACAATAAACAAAAAAGCTTTTGTTGAAACTAAAGCACTTGAAAAAATAGCAGATGAAATAATTAAGCTATGATCTAAGATTAAAACACCTGCTCAAATTAAACAAGTATCTAACAATATTGTAAAAAACTTGTGAGTTGCTAAAGAATACACAAAACAAGCTTATAAAATAGTAGAAAAATATGTAAGGAAGTATTGAGAAAAACTAAAAGATAAACTTTGAGATTTATTTGAAGAATTATCTGATAATATTCCATGAGTAAAAGCTAAGTTACTTGGTTGAGAATGAGCATTAAAAGCTCCTGTAACAACTTTAGAAAGAGCTAAGAATATGAAAAGTGCTTGAAAAACAAGTCAAGAGATATGGGAAAAAACAGGTTGGAATAAATGAAAAGATTGAAAATGGAAGTTTGAAATAGATGATAGTTTAGCTAAGATTAAATGAACTATGACTATAGAATGAGATAAATGATTAAAGTTAACAGAAGTATTAGACCATAAACAATTATTTGAACAATATCCTATTTTAAAAGATACTAAAGTTGTATTTAAAGAAATTAAATCTTGAGCAACTGCTAAGTTTGATCCAGGTACTAATATAATTACATTTAATACTGATAAATTAAAAATTGATTCATTACTTTGGAAGAATAAACTTATACAAAAATATTCAACAAGAAACTCAGCTCCTAATGTACCTAAGAATTTAGAGTGAGTATATGATTGAACAATGAAAAATGTTTATAAACTTACTGATAAAGAAAAAGCAACTTTATTACATGAACTTCAACATAATATTCAAAAAACTGAATGATTTGCTAGTGGTACAAATTTAAAAGCAGCATGAAGTGAATGATATAAAAGAAATGCTTGAGAAGTAGAGGCAAGAAATGTTGAGAAAAGACTTGCAGATACTGAATTAAAAAAGAAAGCTCCTGATTTAACTGAAGATATAGCAAGAAGTAAACAAATAATAACTAAAGACACTTGATTAAGTGAAAGTGCTGTAGATGATTTATTAGATTTATCTTGAGCTTGAAGAGAATTAAGTGATATTAAGAAATTAAAACTTAAACTTGAATCTTGAGTTTATGATAAATTACTAACTTGATTACAAAATGTTAAGAATAGTTGAACTAGAAGAGAGTTGATTAAACAATTTATAAAAGAGAATGGTAATCCTTTAGATGATTTTAAGAAGATTAAAGTGCTAAAAAAGTAGAACTTCAAAACTCTACTTTTTAACTTTGCAAAACTATTTAAAATCCTTACAATAAAAATATATAATATTTAATTATTAAAAACTATGAGTGAAAGAACTATCGGATCTAACAGACTTATTGATTGAGAAGCCATTTCTAACCTTCCAGCTGACACTACAGCAGAACTTGCCTTAAAAGTGGATAAAGTTGTTTGAAAAGAATTATCAGACAATAATTATACTGATGCTGAACAAACAAAAGTATCTAATTTATCATGAACAAATACATGAGATATAACTGTTACGGATACTGCTGAAATAGATTTAACTCTTACATGACAAGATATTAAGGCTGATTTAAAAACAACAACAGTTGCAGCTTGAAGTTATACAAATACTGATATTACAGTAGACAGTAAAGGTAGAATAACAAGTGCTTCTAATTGAAGTGGTTGAGGGGCTGCTAATGTTGTTTGACCAGCTTCTGCTACAGATAATGCTTTAGTAAGATTTGATACAACTACAGGTAAATTAATACAAGATTGAACAGTTACACAAGATGATAATTGAAATTTAGGTAACATTTGATGATTAAGTGTTGATTTAACGCCATCAGTAGCACCTACAAATATTTGAAGTATGTCTTGGAATACTAATGAACAAACAATGGATTTAGTACATACAGCAAATGTAACACAACAAATATGACAAGAGCAATATTGGTATGGTAGAAATAATACTTGAAGCCAAATAGATAATGGGACTATAGTATATGCTTCTTGAACTTTATGATCAAGTGGTAAAATGACAATAGCTCCATATATAGCAGACTGAAGTATACCTTGAATGTTTACATTAGGTATAGTTACAGAAAATATAGCAAATAGTGCAGATGGATTTATAACTCATTTTTGAAAGATTAATACTATAGATACTTCTTGAACTACAGTAAGTGAAACTTGGAATGATTGAGATATTTTATATGCAAGTCCAACTATAGCTTGAAACTTAACTAATGTAGCTCCTTCTTCTCCAAATATAGAAATACCAGTTGCATTCGTATTATATGCACATGCAGTTAATTGAGTGTTAGCAGTTAGAGTTCCATCAATACAAAATTTAAGTGATTTAGTTGTCTGACCTACTTCAGCAGAAGATAATAATATAGCAACTTATGACTCAACTACAGGTAAACTAATAAAAGATTGAGGGAAGACAATAAATGAAGTAAAGGTTGATGATAAGACTTGATTTGATAGATTTAATCTAGTAACAAATTGAAGAATAGAAATATCAGAAGATTGAACTAATATAGTTGGTAGAGATAGTAGTTGAGTGTTATTTACTAATTCTTCTTGAAACTTTGCTAATTGAACAGCATATCAAACTCCAGCAAGTGCTAGATGATTTGCTATTTATCCTGAAAACTGAGAAACAGAGTATAGTTTTATGGTTAATAATACAGAGTTTGTAAAAACAGGATTAGAACAAATAAACTTTGCAGATACTACAGGAGAAAGAATGATTTGTTTTGATTCAAGTGGTAACTTATCTTCAGTAACAGATATACTTTGAGCTTTTTACACTTGTGCATTTATTTCAGTTATATATTGGAATGCTACAACTTCAGAAATAATATTATTCTGAGAAGAAAGACATTGAAGAAGTATGGATACACAAACTCATTTATATAATCATATAACTAGATGAACTCAATATGTAAGTTGATTATGAATTAATTGATTAGCTAATAATAGCTTAGTTTATACTTCTACTTCAAGTTGAATATTAATGGATGAAGATATAACACTTAATTTACCAGCACAAACTAATGCACCTTTTTGGTATTTAGTTTGAACTGAATGGACTAAACAACCAGC